GTTGGATGCAATTACCTTTAAAACATCTAGATATTCCGTAAATGTTATTTCCAAACCTTTTGCTTTTATGATGAAAAAAGGAATAATTAAAATAATGATGGGAATAATAAAGGATAAAACGGGAGAAGTTAGGTTATATAAACTCATTGCCTGCAAAAACCATTCGGATTTATTTAAATGTTCCCACATAGGCCAATCAATGTAATGATATTTTTCTTTGAATCCGGAATCATTTTTAATTTCGTCCCAAATTTCCATGATATTGGACAAATCAATATCACAATCAATCGGATTATATTTTTTTAAAATTTGTTGCGTATCTTTCAAATATTGAACGTCGGTAGTATAATAATTCGGGAATTGTTCCAATACTTTTTTACCAAAACAGGTAGATGGTTGAAAAGCGGTATTATATATGCTACATCCAGACGGATCTACAGTTTCAATAAGTTCTAGGTCTTGAATGATATTCTTTCTTAATCCCATTTTTTTTGAATTATATGAAATGGGTAAATGAAAATGTTCATTTATTTGCTCTAAATTTGATACGAACATATGTATATCAAAGTTAGAATAATATTATAGTTGTTTTACGAAATGAATAAAACGAATAACGCAAAATAAAAAATTCATTTTTTCCACACATAAATAAATTCATTATATTGGCGACCAGTTGTTCGTTTGAATTTTTTCATTTGTATTTTTACACGACATGCGCCTAATATTTTTTTGGCTACATTATCATATATTTCTATAGGTAAATTTAAACAATAGTAGCCACCTCGCTGCAAATATTTATATGTTTTTTCTATAATGGGTTCATAAAAGGTAGAATTCCATTCTTCTTTGTCTTTGGGTTCATATTTATTTCCGTAAAACTCCAAATTATAATAAGGCGGACTAGTTAAAACCATATCATATTTCATTTTGGAATAATCTATGTTGAGCGCATCTTGGAACAATAATTCTATTTTTGTTTGTGACACGGTTTCCAACATAGAAACCATTTTTCGGTATGGTTCTTGTAATTGTTTATTATTATCTATTCCGATATATTTTTGTATTCCTAGAGCACATGCGCCAACCAGTCTCCCCCCCCACCCCATAGTAAAATCTAGGATAGATGTTGGTTTAAACCGGCAATATATTTCCATCGCTTGCAAAGGACGAAAAATAGTGATGGAACCATAATAAATATCATAAATGCGTTTCCATATTTTAATTTGCGGATAAGTATTGTAATTTTTCGCGTAATGAGCTAAGATTTTTTTGACATATGGATATTCGCGCGCTATTTTGGCGTGATTTTTCCACACATCATAAAAACTCCATTTTTTGTTACCAATTGTTTCTAGACGCTGTTCTATCGTAAAATAATTTACTGTATTATTTCCAACCTTGCTAAATTTTTTTTTTGTATCACATCCAATCTGTTTTAATTTTTCAAAATCGGATATTGCTTCCTCTTTTGTTAGAGAAAATAATTGGTTGGCTATTTGTTTTTTTTGTTTTCGTGTATAATTATGTTTTTTCATATTGATTGACGCATGTTTTTGATATTTTCTTGTTTTTTTATTCATATATGGATATTATTCTTACTAATATACATATATATTTTCTACTTTTTAGATTTTAAAATCCGATTTTTTTGTTTTTGAATGTCCAAATTTATATTTTTTTCGTGATTTATTTGCTAAAATAAATGCTTTTTTTTTATGATCGCAACCTTGTTTAATTATATCATAATCAACCGCCGCCGCTTTTCCAGAAGTTAATGAACTCGCTAATCTGGCTAATCCCCACGATTGTGGTGTTTGATTTGGTCTTGAACCCGATGAATAATATGCACCTTCTCCTTTTTTTACAATCTGATTTAATGCGGATATTTTGCAGCCGGTTTTCCGGGCTAATTGTGCATTCGGCGTAACATTTTGTATATTATATATTTTACGAGCATGTAACAAATGTTTTGATTCTTTATTTTTATATGATGATATATTTTTACGCGTATAATATTGATTTTTTTTATATAATTTTTTTGATTTTATTAACATTTTAAATTGTTTTTTTTTATCATTGTTTGTTATATTTTTTGGTAAATATCTGCTTGGAAATTTTATATTATTCATTTACTATAGCTTTATATAAATTTTTGCATATAAAAATTTATATTTATATTTATATTTATATTTATATTTATATTTATACTTCTACTTGTTTAAATTATTATAATTACTTGGAAGTTCTTTGATTTGACATGAATAATATTCCTCAATTTCCTTCAATTTTTGTACATCACGTCGTGTAATCAAATTAATTCCGGAACCCTTTCTTCCCCATCGCCCACTTCTACCAATCCGGTGCAAATAGGTATGAATATCTTTTGGAACATCAAAATTAATAACACAACTTACTTGTTGAATGTCAATTCCTCTGGCTGTCACATTTGACGAAATCAATACACGCGATGTTCCAATCCGAAATTCAGTGAATGCTTTGTCGCGTTCCGCCTTTTCCAGATTGCTATGAATTCTGCAGACAGGGAAACCGTCTTCAACCATGGCGTCATACAAGTCGCTCACTCGTCTAATACTATTACAATAAATAATGCATTGGGATACCGACATAAAAGTGTATAAATCCTTAAGAGTAGCATATTTATGTGCATCATCTTCAACTGCTACATAATATTGTGAAATTCCCTCCAAAGTTAATTGTTCGGTTTTTACTTTAATGATAACTGGATTGCGCATAAATTTTTTTGTGATAACATCAATAGAATCCGGCATTGATGCACTAAATAGTGAAACCTGAACATCATTTTTAAAATATTGAAATATGTTATATACTTGGTCCTTGAACCCGGCAGATAACAATTCATCCGCCTCATCCATAACGACAAGCTTTACCGTCTTTACATTAATATGATTTCGCCGAATCATATCATATACACGCCCAGGACATCCAGCAATAACATGCGGAACATTATTCTTGATAAATGAGGCATCCTCATCAATAGATGATCCTCCGCACATCACTTGAATCCGTAGATTTGTCATCATCGTTCCAATACCACGCATTACCGCAGCCGTTTGAATACTCAATTCACGTGTAGGCGATAATACCAAAATTTGCGTTTCATTTTGTTCTAAATTAATTTTTGATAACGATCCAATCGTAAATGTAGCCGTTTTCCCCGTACCAGATTGAGCCTGCGCAATTAGGTCCTTGCCATCAACCATTGGTTTAATCGCTTTTCTTTGAATAGGACTTGGCTTTTCAAATCCGTATGCATATATTCCTCTAAGCAAATTGGGATCAATCTCAAGTTCATCCCAATTATTAATTTCTGTGGAAGAGTAATCATTATTACACTCTTCTTTATTGTTACTCATGCTAGTAAAATGCTCGTTCTCTAGTGACATAATATTTATAAGACCATGCGTTTAAGTGATAATTTAGTTGATTTATTTTAACAGTAATACAAATTATATCAGTATAAATTATATTATTCAAAATTTTGTATTCTGGTATTTTATTATATACAAAAAAATTGATATAAATGATGTTATAATATATATATAGTACCAATTATGCTAATGCACTCGCAAATGTCAAATACATTCACATTAACGGATTTCCACAATATTACATTTGGTGGGTTTGAAATTAAATTACCCGATGAAACAATTGCTATCATAACTGAGCTTGCTTTGCAAGTTGGTTCTCCAACATATATTAAGACTCCTATTTTTGCAAAGAAGGACCCACCGCAACAAAAAGAACGTGAAAAGTGCGATACATCATCATTTAAGAAGAAGCGGCGTGGAAATGAAGTTGTCAATGACGAAGACTGGGAATCATTGCGCACATTTCAGGCGACAAAAATGGAGCAAAAAGTCGGAATTGAGGCACATTTTGATTTAATTCGTTCTTGTTTGAATAAGATTACAGATAAAAATTATGTAGAACAAAGTGGTAAGATTAATGATATTTTAAATCAATTAAACGCTGGAGATAGCGCAGCAGAAGATATGTTGCGAGTTGGTAATGCCATTTTTGAAATTGCGTCCAATAATAGATTTTATTCCAAGATTTATGCAGACCTATACACGAATCTTATCAATAATTATGCAATTATGAAGGTAGTATTTGAAAATAATTTAAATTCGTTTATGGAATTGTTTGAAAAGATAGAATATATTAATGCTGACGAGAATTATGATAAATTTTGTAAAATTAATGTAGATAATGAAAAGAGAAAATCTCTGAGTACATTCTTTGTAAATTTATCTATGACAAAGATTATTACGGATGAAAAAATTTTTGAGTTTGCTACAAACTTATTAAAACAAGTATTGAAATTTATTTATGAAGAAGGTAAAAAGAATGAAGTGGATGAGATGGTAGAGAATATTGCTATTTTATATAATAAAGATATATTTGCAAAATCGGAAGAATTAATGACAAATGGTAAAACATTTGTCCAAACAATAGAAAATTTAGCAGTAAGTAAGCCAAAAATGTTTTCTAGTTTATCTAACAAATCTATTTTCAAGTTTATGGATATGATAGAGATGTAAAAAGAAAATAAATATTTATATTTGAATGTTATTATATATAAAAACAAATCATGGTATATAATAATATTAAAACAAACCAGAATGAAAGATAATATAAGCTATCAAATAGATGATAATGGCCCAATAGATTTTGAGAATAATACTGAAATGGATATCCATTTAAAGGATTTATTAAAAGAATTTGAAAATATAAATGTGAAGAATGAAGATGATGTTTTTGTTGAAATTAAAAATTATGACTTGAACTACACGTTGAAACAATTGTTATTCATTTGTGAATACTACAATATTTCTAAAGGCATAAAATTAAATAAGATGAAGAAACAAGATATAATTGAACAAATTATTTTATTTGAAAATGATATGTCTAATTTTAATATAGTTACAAAGCGGAAACAATTATGGTATTTTATGAATGAGTTAAAAAGTGATAAGTTTATGAAAAAATATATAATTTGGTAGTAAAAATATTGTAAAAAATATAATAATATAATTGAAAATATATATTATAATATGAAAATAATAAGTTTAGGAGGTATTTGCGGTTGCGAATTGGCCAAAGCCTTGCGTAAATTAAACCAACCTGCATATCCGTACGATTGGTTAATTACAACACAGTCATTTGTAATACGTTCTTTTAATAATTTTAAAAGATTTTTTAATTTTGACGACGAATCGTATCTTTATAAACATGATAAATTAATTGATGAAAATAAAAAAGCAATTATGTTGCATGATTTTCAAAATTATGATGCAGAAAAGAGTGGTGTCGTACAAAAATATAAACGGCGATTTGAGCGTTTAAATCAAGCATTGAGTGGGGACGACGAATCAATATTATTTGTTAGAATTTGCGATAATGTAGAAGAACCATTGACTCCAAATAATTACTATAATAATATTTTGACAAGAGAGAAAGAAGATTATTGGAAATGGAATGAATTTATTCAAACTCAGGAAACGATATATAATAAGAAAATGAAATTATTACTCATAACGAATAATGCTGAGCATAAAAATTTGAATGAATTATCACATGTAAAAATATTTTACACGCCTGAAAATAATACCACCAATGATAAAATTTGTGAAATAATTTGGCGCATAAAAATTTACATGATTTATCAAAAGTAAAAATATTTTACACTACTAAACATCGGTGAAATAATACAATTTTAATTTAATTCAACCTCTGTAAATTTATTCCATTCACTTAATTCAATATAAGTTTTTGCCTCTTTATCTAACAACATTTTTTTTATAATTTCTTTCTCCAACGAACTATATGATTTGTTTGTGTATAGATAATCTAATGGTGTCTTCCAGGTAGAGGTTTCTAGAAAATTCGGGTCCGCGCCGTTTTCTAAAAGGAAACGAATTATTTTTACTCCTCTTGATTTTTTGATTGCGTTAGAAAGTGGGGGGCGATTTTGATAATAATTATTTCTAAGCTGACCAGTATTAATATCTGCGCCTTTTTTGAGTAATTCCTCCAAAAACTCAGTGTCAAAATCATTGTCTATTGCTATGTAAAATGGTGTTTTTTTAATAAAGTTTATCGCATCAATCATAATATAATTGTTTATATTATCATTATTTATAGTAGAAAGTTCGTTTTGCATCATTGTATAAATTTTATAATTTCTAATATAGATAATAAAATTTCAATTTTATTATTTATTGAATATAATTATAAAATTTGTATAAAGGATATAAAATTTTTTGAAAACTATATATTATACACTCTTTGAATAATGGTTGTAAGTAAATTAGATAGTACTATAAGTTACCCTGAATTAAAAACGGTTGATGCGGAAGATATTAAAAAAGAAGCAGACCTTTATGAAATAGTAACAAAAGGGGTTGATATTATTATCGCAGTTGGTAGTGCAAAAAATACATTTGAAAATAAAAATATAACTTATTTTCCCGTTTATTTGGTTAAATCTGATAACGGTGTCATACAAATTGGTGTCTATGAAATCTATTCAACCGACCTAGTAAATTATATGGATGAAGATTCTAATTTAGATGTAGAAGAATTAGATGGACCGTTAATTTATTCATTTGTAAGTAAGCAAATGTTGGAAGACTTGCGACTAGTTCCGGTAAAAGAACCAAGTAGTTCTTCAGAAGGTAAGAAAAAGAAGAAAAGTAGTTCTTCCGAAAAAGAAGAAGCAAACAATAAAAAGAAAAAAGAAAAAGAAGAAAAAGAAGAAAAAGAAGAAAAAGAAGAAGAAGAGAAAGAAGTCGCAGAAATACCAGAATTTAGAAAAGATATTTTTATAATGACACAAGGCATACAACTTCCTTCCCGATTAAAACATGAAACCAAAATGGACGCAAAAAAACAACGAGACAAATATGTATTCCAAAAAGGTGAGTCATGGGTAAAAACATTTATGGAAAATCCAAATTATTATATTGTGGATAATGAAGGTGGAGGTGATTGCCTTTTTGCAACTATTCGTGACGGGTTTTCGCAAATTGGACAACAAACTACTGTACAAAATTTACGAAAAAAATTGTCAGGAGAAGCCAATGAAGAATTATTTATTAATTACAAACAACAATATGAAGATGCAAAAAAGTCTGTTATAAAAGATACCGAACATATTAAACAACTAGAAATTGAATATGAAAAATTCCGAAAACATTTTAGTGAAACGTTGGATAGAAACGAGAAAAAACAATTTATAGATGCGGCAAAACAAATCTCAGAACAAAGAGAACGTGTTTTAAACGAAAAAAAAGTATCGCATCAAATTATGAATGAATATGAATATATGAAAAAAATTTCTAATTTGGAAGAATTCAAAAAGAGAATTACAACGTGTGAATTTTGGGGTGAAACGTGGGCTCTTTCCACACTAGAGAGAATATTACGTGTAAAATTTATTTTATTATCGCACGAGGCTTGGAAAGAAAAAGATATGAACAATATAGTCAATTGCGGCCAATTAAATGATGCTATTTTACAACAGCAGGGAGAATTTAAACCAGATTATTATTTTATATTAGATTATAATGGATATCATTATAAATTGATTGGTTATAAAAAAAAACAGATCTTTACATTTAATGAAATTCCTTATGACATTAAAAAGAAAATTTCAGAAAAATGTATGGAAAAAAATGCTGGTGTATTTTCATTGATACCGGATTTTATTAAATTTAATAAAGAATTAAAGGCGCTTCATCCTCATACAGAAGTTCCAAAATTTGATGAATTGTCTGAGGCAAAAATACTTGGGTTATATGATGACGATATTCAATTTATTTTTTACAAGGCAAGTGCAGATAAAGTACCTGGAAAAGGGTCAAATGAGAAATTGGCAAAGGAAATGATGCGTGAGTTTTCTCAACTTGCTGCCATTAAAAATTGGCGTAAAAAAATGGATAACACTTGGCTTGTACCATTTGTTCTAGATGGTCATCAGTGGAATAGCGTAGAACACTATTATCAGGCGTCAAAATTTCGCGGCACGCCAGATTTTTATTTGGCATTTACTGCGGAATCCGGAACAAAATTATCAAAAGACCCTGAACTTGCAAAGGCGGCAGCATCAACGAGTGGTAAATTGAAGGGTGAATTAATTCGGCCGAAAGAAGTATCTATGGATTCGGATTTAAATGGGAAACAGAAAGAAAAGGCGTTACGTGATGCATTAGAAGCAAAATTTACGCAAAATGAGGAAATGATGCAGTTATTATTGGAGACAAAGAATGCCAAATTATCGCACTATAAAAAAGCGAAGGAATCGGATTTGGCAGAACCATTAATGATGGTCAGGGATAAACTGCGGAAAAAATAATATTTTATTCATTATTAAAGTAAAATGAATAAAATAAAATAAATAAAATGTTTCTTTCATATTTTTATTTGGTATTCTTGTTGCAAAATAATTCAAATACTACAGCTGATAAAGTTTGTTTCCCCTTACCTTTGCATTTACCTTTTTTCTTTAAATTTTTATTTAATTTAATGAGATTGACGCCGGTATCTATTAAATTATGTATATTTATTATAAAATCTGTTGTATTTTCATTCTGAATTATTTTTTCTTCTATGATCACATTAATGCAAAATTTTAATGTTTTCCCACATAAATCAATAATATTATTTTTATTTTTCATTTGAAAGGCAAATTCATAAATTTCAACTAATAACAACATTAAATTTGGAATATCTTTTGAATCTACAGAAACATTTGATATGATATTTTTTATCGTTAATTCAATAGAGTCAAAAACGGTTGTTTTTGTTTGAATTAATTTTTGAAGAAGCGTTTTCATTTCATCATCTGCCTTTATTATATATTTTTCTTGCTTTTCAGTAGATTCTAGAACACTTTCTATTGCCGTTATAAATGCGGATTTTATTATTTTAGTTTCTTCCTTTATAACCAAATCAATAACAGGTATATCATTTGTACTATCTGGTTTTTCCAAGAGAGTTGTTAATATTTCTTCTATTAATTGAAGGTCCTTATCTGGTTTTTTTTCAACAACTGATGACTTTTCTTTACTTGAAAAAAACAGCCAACTAAACCAACCGGGCTTATTAATTTGTAAATCTGTTTCTTCCACTTGTGTTTCTACCGTATTTGATTTTTCTTCTGGAATTGTTTCTAGAGGTTCTTCTTTTACAGGTTCTTCTTTTTTAGTAGTTACTGCAGCTGGAAAAATAAGACGGTGGAGCCAACTAGAACTATTGTTTGTTACCTGTAGGGGCGTTTCTACAAGAGTTTCTACAAGAGTTTCTATAACAGGTGTTTCAGCAGGAGTTTCTATAAGAGTTTCAGCAGGAGTTTCTATAAGAGGAGTTTCTATAACAGGAGTTTCAACAGGAGTTTCTATAACAGGAGTTTCAACAGGAGTTTCTATAACAGGAGTTTCTACAATTTGATATTCTTCATGTACAGGTGATTCTAAAATAGGTGGTTCTAAAATAGGTGGTTCCAAAATAGGTGATTCCAAAATAGGTGGTTCCAAAATAGGTGGTTCCAAAATAGGTGGTTCTAAAATAGGTGGTTCTAAAAAAGTATCCACCGTACTTTCATTATGAATTATAAGTTCTTCTGAAACAGGTTTCCCTGTATCTTCAATAATATTTTCTTGTTCCATTATAATTTATATAAATAATAAAATAATTGTATAATAAACTTAAAATGTAATTAAAATAACCTCATAATATAATATAATATGAAATTTACTAAAAATAGTAAGATACTTATGGATTTTTTCTTCCATAATAAATGCATAAATCATGTTCCTTTAACAAATAAAACAAAACAAATCCTGCAAAAAATATTCCATGAATTTCAAAATGCGCATGAATATCTAGAAAATAAAAAAAAGAAAGAAGAATTATTATTTTATAAGATGAACATTACTAAAATTTCAACCATTCGTCAAATTCCTAAACCAACACAATTTAATGCGAATAGTTTTCCAGCAATAGTAAGAGAGCATATAGATGAATATATAGAATATACATTATCATATACTTTTTCTCTCTTTGAAAGAGAAATAACAATTCATTTTATGGTAGAAGAAGAGGATGTTGAACTTCACATTGATAAATACAATGCCTATGTAGAAAAAATATTTATGTGGCTTTATTTTGTAAATGATTATGCATCAAAAAAATGCGCAAAAAAACTAACATTATATTTATATTTGATTTCTCTCACAAAAGAATTACCAGAAAGCAATATTTCTATTTTAGACCAAAATCATGTGAATACGGCATTTACTTATACGTGTCCGGTAGTATCAGAAATAGTTGTGTTTCGTAAAGAAGAATGGTTTAAAGTATTAATGCATGAAACATTTCACAATTTTGATTTAGATTTTTCAGATATGAATAATAATAATTGTCATAATAAAATATTATCTATATTTCCTGTAGAATCAGAAGTAAATTTATATGAAGCATACACTGAATTTTGGGCGGAAATATTAAATGCTACATTTTTCAGTTATTTTTCCTTACATAATAAACAAAACGTGCAAGAGTTTTTGGAAACATGTGAATATTTTATCAATTTTGAAAGAACTTATAGTTTTTTTCAATTGGCGAAAGCATTGAGATTTATGGGTTTGGTATATAAGGACTTGTATTTACCAAGTTCTCATATTGAGAGAAAAACACTGTATAAAGAAAATTCTAATGTTTTGGCTTATTATATTATTAAAACAATCCTTTTGAATAATTATCAGGGTTTTTTTGAATGGTGTAGTAAGAACAATTTATCTTTACTGCAATTCAAGAAAACAGTTGGAAATTTGGACCAATTATGTTTATTTATAGAGCGTAATTACAAAACAAAATCTATGTTATATGGTGTTAAATGTGCAGAAGATATGTATTTTGATAAAAAGAAAATAACTGGTAAAAAAATGAAATTTATTTGGAACAATATGCGCATGTCTATTTGCGAAATGGGATAGAACGCCGAGTATTTTTCCGTTGTCTTTTATTTCGTTTTCGTTTTGTTTTTCCGCCATCAAAATCGTGTGCATAAAAACCATAATCATCATTTTTTTCTAGGTTCTCTCCATGTAGATTTATAGGTCTAATGTCTGGGTCTTTATGACTAGCAAAAGGCTCCCCCGTTTCTGGATCTATAGCCGCAGAAACTGTAACAGAATGTCCAGATTCTCGTTGGCGAAGACTTTCGGCTGGATTATATTTTAAATATTGTTCATTATTTTTTATTGTATTTAAGTATTTTAAATTTTGTGTATCTTTCCAATTACGAAATGCATCTATTTCTTTTTCTGTTTCCGTTTTATGTGCAAATGCAGAGAATGGGATATTTGCAAGTTTTATTCTTTTATTTTTTTCGTCTTCTTCTTTTTCTTGTTCTATTTCGTTCAATAAATAATTTTTTGGTAATTTACCTTGTTCCATATCATCTAAAATATATTCTCTTTCTCTTTCTCTTTCTCTTTCTCTTTCTCTTTCTCCTTTAATTATACCTTCTTCCATACGGCTTAAATCGTCATCTTTTGGACCACCAGCAAAAAAACGAGATTTTCTTTTTTTTTGTTTTTTTGTTTTATTTTTCTTATTACGTGTTTTTATAGATTTTATTTTTCTAGATTTCATATATTATATAAATATTAAAATTTTTATATTGAACACTTATTTTTAGAGTGGATATTACAAAAGGTAGAGCTGGTGATACAGTCTTTTGTACATTTTTTACCCGTTTTTGTAATAGATTCACAAACATATTTATAACAACCATTTCCCATACGTCTCTTATTTGCTCTCCACGCAGCACTTGCTCCATCAAAGTCAATAACTACTTCATAAATGTCTTTTTCTTCTTCCTCTTCTTTCTTTTCCTCTTCTTCTTTTTTTATTTCTTTTTGCGAACGGGTTCTCATTTTTAATAATGTATCGTATAAGTGTAAGTTAATACGGTAAAAAATGTATAAAATTCAATTCAATTTTTTTATTTATGAAATAAAAAATTGAATACATATAATCATCTAAAAGTAGTATTACCGTTAAAATAAAAACAAAATAAAAACAAAAACAAAAATGGGTATTCGTAATCTAAATAAATTTCTGCGTGCAAATTGTACAGATTCTATAAAGTGTTCCTCTATGTCTGAGTTATCAGGTAAAAAAATTGCAGTTGATATAAGTATTTATTTATATAAATTTGCAAGCGATGATACACTGATTGAAAATATATATTTAATGTTATCTATATTTCGGCATTATAAGGTAATTCCGGTATTCATATTTGATGGGAAACCGCCAGATGAAAAAAAGGAACTACTTGAAAAGCGTAAAAAAGATAAGAATCAAGCAAAAAATGAATATAATGAATTAAAACAACAATTAGAAACCGGTGCAAATTTGGACAATGAAGAAAAACTAGAAATTTCCACAGCAATGGATTTATTGAAAAAAAAATTTGTTTATATTAAAAAAGAACAAATTGACCAGGTAAAAAATCTAATGAGAGCATTTGGGGTCACATATTTTGATGCACCCGGTGAAGCCGATGAATTATGCGCACTACTCGCAATTAAAAAGAAGGTATGGGGCTGCATGAGTGAAGATATGGATTTATTTGTGTATGGTTGTCCAAGAGTCCTACGTTATTTCAGTCTTTTGAAACACAATGTAGTTGTTTATCATACAAAAAAAATATTGGAAGAACTCGGTATAACAGAAAAAGAGTTTCGTCAAATTTGCATATTATCGGGTACTGATTATAATATCCATACAAATCAAAATATAGAATTATATAACACTTTAAAAATATTTAAAAAATATCATAAAAAATGCTTATTAGAATCAACAGACATAGATTTTTATGATTGGTTAATGAATAATACCACGTATATAACAGATTATAATTTAGTGAAACGGATTTACAATTTATTTGATTTGCAGGATGACCACGAATCCGTTGCTATTTTTGAAAAAATAAAGATAACAAATAGTTATTATCAAAAATATGATATACAAAAAATATTGATGGAAGATGGTTTTCTGTTTCCAAAATAAAATGTTGAATTTTATAATTATGATTCTATATTATATAATGAAACTTCTTGTAACTGTTATGTCCTGCCATAAAAATTGGCATTTATGGGATGACATAAAAAATAAAATAAAAAAAGATTTAATTATTTTTTCATATAGTCCGAAAAAGGAGAATTGGTATGATGAAAAAGAAAGAATATTATATTTAAATTGCCGAGATACGTATGAATGTTTGCCAGAAAAAGTGATTTGCATGATTGAACAAATATTAGGTAAAAAGTATTTCAATGATATAACGCATATATTAAAAATAGATGACTATGATGCATCAAAATTAACAGAAAACAAAATAAAAAATTTATATAAATATTCAGAAATAAAAAATGGTAATTATATTGGTCAAAACATAGTGGAATGGTCTGGGTCAAGGACACATACATATCATTATGGAAAAGTATCTATTAATTCAGAATGGCATAATAAACCATATAATGGAGTGTTTGTTCCTTGGTTAAATGGAGGTAAAAGTTATATTTTGAGTAGAAAAGCGATGCAATGTATTAATAAAGAATATAATTCTAAAAATTTAGATTTATTATATAAAAATGAAATTTATGAAGACCTTATGATAAGTAAATTATTATATAGATATGAAATTTATCCAACCGAAATTTTATATAATATTGTTGATTAAATAAGTAAGTTTTTGAAAAATATATAACATAATTATATATTTTTATTTGTTTTTTATTTATTTTTTATTTATTTTTTATTTGTTTTTTATTTTAATTCATCATATGAATTTATGCAGTTGCAGCAGGAGCAGCGGGATCAACCTTCACATTCTTGGAAAAATGGGGGCTCATGAAACGCTGGAGATTAAAGTAAGTGAGCTCATCCTCCTTGCCAAGCTTCAAAAGGGCAGCAAGCTTAACATCAGGATTGATCTTTCGCCCATTTTTGGTATCTTGAAGGTTATGCAAGCGAATGTAAGCATTAATATCGCGAGTTACTGCAGTTCGCGCCATCTCGGTCCCACTCTCCTTTCCAAGGAAGGACGCAAGCTCATCACTGATTCGGGTGGGCTTAACAAATCCACTAGGAGCTCGGTTTCCGGCCTTTCTCTTTCTGCGGGAACTTTGCTTCTTCACTGACTTGAGCTCTCTACTCCACTTCTTCTCAAGTGATCGGAATTCAGTCTTTAATGATGAAAGGAGTGAGCTCATTTGCTGAAGCTTGGCGAGGAACTCGGTAGATTGCTCCTCCACAGAGGTCTCAAACTCATCGGCAGCAGCAACAGCTTGTTCCTCAACAGCAGGAGCAGCAGGAGCAGAAGAAGAAGAAGAAGAAGAAGCAGCAACAACCGGAGCAGTTGCAGCGGCAACAACCTTCTCAGCCTTGGGCTTCTTGGCCTTCAAAGCCTTCTCTGCAACGGGAGTAACAACAACGGGGGCGGCCTCAACGGGAGTCTTTGTTTGCTTTGTCTTTGACATATTATACTATACTCTAGTATTTACTTTTTAAGTGATTTAACGCAAAATATATTATATTGTGATGGTGTGACATCAGAATATATCTATTAACTTCCTAAAAGTTCTAAGTATAAGTTTTTAACGTACAATTTAATAAAAAGTATAAAAGTTAGGAAACCGATTGAAACAGCCATGGTAGTGTATTTGCTGCATTTTCACTTACTAAAGTTAATGCCGCTAAAACATAATATGCCCCCAATGATCGGTTATCTTTATCTACTCCGGAATTTACCATTTTTTCCAACACGTCCAAAACAACTTTTCTAATATTATCTAAATTTTGTTCATTATTTAAAAAAGGCCCATTCATATTCCTAAATGGCCTCCCATATGGAGGACATACCAATTTTTTGGTTTCATCCGTAATTTGTGCCCGATATTCCCATATATCAGACAATTCTCTTATAAATTTTAGAACCATCGTTCTGTTTAAAGAGAGAAACCATTCAGGGTTGCTATAATTTCCTAAAGAATCAATATTTTGAAACAAATCAAGAATTCTAAGCTCTAATGATTTTTTGCTAGTTATATCTTGAGAAATATCTTGAATATCCGTAATTATCTGAATTTTAAGAATTTTGCTTAATCTTATTAAACTTTTTATATTTATAATTACCCTAACCGGTATAAGATTACGGTTATATGGATTTTTAATTATTTTTCCCGATTTCACAATTAAATTATGAAGAGATAAAATATCAAAACCATAAATAAAGTTGTCTTCATCTTTAAAGCTAAAAAATTGATGAGCAGGAATGTTTTTAATTTCATCGCCAGTTAAAAAATCGGTATCATTGGTACATAGTTCTCTTTTTAAATAGGCCGGGCCGTGAAATTTATTATATCTTCTCTGCAATCTGCCGCGAAATATACACTGAATAATAGCTGCATATGATGACAACTTTAAAAATGAATATAATCGTTCAACTAATTGCGGTTTGTTACCGGATATTTTCAATTTATATTCTTTTGCAAATTGTTTCAACTGTTTTTGATTATAATTATTTGTAATTAATAAATCATATTCGCTCGTTTTGGGAATAACCAAACAATCGTCGTTTATTTTTTTTGCGTTTTTTACAACTGGCATATTATTTTCACACTTAGTGCAAATCATATTTAAATACTTATCTACAGAAATAGATTCTTTCATGTATATATAATACAAAAGAATTGTTTTTGAATCATTTGCAAAATTAAATATAAATGTAAATAAAAATGCGACTGTTCTTGCGAGTTCTTAACAATTTGGACTCCATTTATCTAGGTATTTTTCATTCAAAAAAAAATTGATTTAAAGATTACCATAGTATATAATTATAAACATACACAAAAGCAAGATGGCAGAAACTATCATTGATGGAACTATATTTAATGCGCAGAATATTCGCTATTCTGCCCCAAAGGCGAATGCTCAGGGTGGGAAGAGCATTAATATTTTGAATAAGGATACGAATAGTGGATTGCGAGTTGCAGCACCGTTGTTGCTAACTTGGGGGGCTTCCGATTTCGTAGATCCTGGTACCGGAAAGGGAAATGGTAAGTATGAATTATCGTTGCAATTCCCTAGCGCAGATTATAATACGGAGGATGCAGCAGCGTTTTTGAAAAACATGCAGGCATTTGAGGCAAAGATTAAGAACGACGCTCTTACAAATACTAAGGAGTGGTTCGGTAAAACACATAAAACTGCGGATGTTGTTGATGCGCTCTGGACTCCCATGCTAAAGTACAGCAAAGATAAGGTAAGTGGTGAGCCAGATACTAGTAAGGCTCCTACTCTACGCGTGAAAATTCCGATTTGGGAGGGAACTTGGAAGTGTGAGATTTATGATGAGGAGGAGACAAAATTGTATCCTTCTAATAATAGCTCAAGTACTCCGCTTGATTATCTTCAAAAAGGAATCAATGTTGCGGTTTTGATGCAATGTGGTGGGTTATGGTTTGCCAATGGAAAGTTTGGTATTACCTGGAAACTGATTCAAGCAGTTGTGCAGAAACCCAGGTCTTCTCTAACTGGTGCATGCTTTATCAAGTTAAAGCCCGCTGAAAAAGCAAAACTCAAGACAGCTGCTGCACCTGTTTCAGATATTTGTGATGAGGATGATATGCCGGCTAGCGCAGAGGTTGAAGATTCTGATGAGGAAACAGAGCCAGAGCCAGAACCAGTTCCAGTTAAAGTAGCTGCTGTAGAAACTGTATTTGCTGCGGCTTCTCCTGCGGTTGAAGAGATCAAGAAGAAGAAAGTTGTCAAGAAGAAGGAATAAAAAATAAATTAAAATAAATAATAACAAAAAATAAAAATAAAAATAAAATCATAAATAAAATCATAAATAAAATCATAAATAATAACAACAAAAAAATAAATAATAACCAAAAAATAAATAATAACCAAAAAACAAAAATAAAAATAAAAACAAACAAAAGAAATAAAAACAAACAAAAAAAAATAAAAACAAAAAAACGAATATTTTAATTATAAAATAAATAATTAAAATATTTTTTCATGTTATAATTTAATAATATATTATAGTAGATATGTATAACAAATTTCCGCAATTTTACAATAAAATTTTTGATTATAGTTTAAAAAAGGGGACACATGTAAAATTGATAGATATACTACGAAGTAGCAAAGTAAAAGAAAATGATAGAATTACATTAACAACAAAACATCTTTATAAAGAGTTACCAATACGACTGGCAAATAGAGTGACCGATTTAAATAATCTACCATTTGGATTATCTAAAAATCATACCATTAATACGGTACGTGAATGGTACTTAACATCTTTTTTAGAATTATTGGAAACAAAAGAACCGAATTCAACCAATGAAATCATAGAATATAAAAATTTATTAAATAAAATTTATAACCGCCACAGCACTATATTAATGACAATTTCAAAAGGATTAAATGAACTGAAAAAAGAAAATAAAATTGGTGATTTGGAAGCACCAACAATGCAACTATTTTTAAATCGGTTTTATACAAATCGTACGGAGATTCGTATATTGATAGAACAATATTTATCTTTTTTTGAAAAACCCAAGGGTGAAAATTATATTGGCATAGTAAATTTAAAATCAGAACCTGCGAAAATTCTACACACCGTAATAGAAGATATACAATTTTTATGCAACAAAAATAAATTAAACGTGGAACTAAATGATATTGTAAAAATAAAATCAGATAAAAATAATATTATTTTACCGTGTATTGACCATTATTTATATTATATATTATTTGAATTGGTTAAAAATAGCATACAGGCAACCATAGAAAAAAAGGGTTTATTTAATAATTATGTTCCAAAAATTGAATTGTCTGTTATTGAAGTTGATGAAAATTGGATTGTCATTAAAATAGAGGATAATGGAATTGGTATTCAAGAACAAAATATGAATAAAATATGGTATTATAGTTTTACGACATCTGTAATAGATTCAAATGATATTGTGGAAGGAACCGATTTTAATAAATCTTCGCCACTATCCGGATTTGGGTATGGATTACCTATTTCCGATATTTATATTAATTTTTTTAATTCATCTGCAAATAATATTAAGATTGATAGTATTTATAAAAAAGGAACTGTTATTTATTTATATCTGAGAAATCATAAATTGTAAAATATAATTTTTACAATAATGTCTGATTTATTTCCAATATCATATATGTTTCTTTCATCGATGAAAGAGATACCTTGATTCGCAAAAACATAATTTTGCACTTTCTTCATACTTAAATCTTTTATAGGTATCGCAAGTCCTTTGTTGGCTACCTTTATTTTTATTTCATTTTGTTCCAAGAGAGAAAAAGTAAATGAAACGCGAACGCGAACATGAATATTATTACAATCGTCAATCTCTATATTTTCTGGCATTTCAGGAACACATTTTACAATAATATCTCCGTCAAAATATAACTCGTCATGCCATAAAGGAACATAATACATTTTATTATCAATAGATAATTTATACACGTTGTTATCCAGCAAATCTTGTAATTTCGGATGCAATAAAAATAATTGTGTATTCTTACATTTTTCTACAATTATTTGTTTTATTTTTTCAAAAGTGGCGTCATCTATTTGAAGAATATTTTTATATTTTACAAAAAAGTCGTAAATGAAGAGAGAAGTATCACGGTCAGAATCTTCTAATATTTTTAAAGAAATTTCTTTGCATCCATTTATAATATTTTTAATAATAGAATAAATGATTTCATTGTATGCGCCTTGTATAATTCCATCTATAAACATTTTTAATATACACATATATCCGGAACTAAGGTCTTTTTCTCCAGGTTCTTCAGGTTCCCCATAAGAATCCGCAAATACTATTTCTCTCTTCAATAGCTCATATGCTTCTTGAATTTCTTTAAACTTTTCAGTAGATTCAATTGTATTCGCATTCTTATCCGGATGATGCAATAATGCCAGTTTATGATATTTTTTTTTTAATTGTATAGTTGTTATATGAACACCCTCTTCTATTTCTAAAATATTATATGCGGTTATAATATCAATTTTTTTCATTTTTGACATGGTATTCTACATTATAAATATAGATTACATTTAAGTTTTTCAAAGTTATAATTTACATTTGTTTTCTTCATAGTGCATGAGGTTTATTATATTAAATAAATAATGTTCCAAATGATAAATGGGTCTATAATTATTATTATAATATTGAAAAAAAATATATGTCTTAATTAACAACGCAGAAATGTATTTTGATTGAATATGTTTCAGCTGAATAAGTGTAGATATAATATACCATATACAATCAGTAATATTCAAGTTATAAATAAAAATATCATAAAGAAGATCACGAAATTTCAAGAACTTAATATCATCTACATGTAACATAGAATCAATAATTTTATCACAAATAAACTTGTGCGGTTTCATTAGTTCATCAGTTATAAAATGCAAATTTTTAATATTTGTAATGTTTTCTGGTTTTAAACTAAGCGGTAACACATTTTTGATGCATTTATTATAAACCGATTTTGTAGGCCTTGGAACATTAATAATTTCGCAACAATTTAATATATTATCCGGTAAAAAGGTAAGTTCTTCTGTCATTAAAATAAATTTCAAATTCACGAGATTTGCACTGTTTTGTTGCATATAACTATAAAAATTTTCTAATAATTCACTATGTATTTCATGAAAATATTTGCATAAAATTATTCCCGTTTTATCTGTTTTAGTGGAAATAATATCAATAATCTGTAAATAAATATCATGCCACAACAATTTAGAGTTGCATCCTATGAGAGACATATCAATTTCATAATGAATATCGCTTATTTTAAAGTAATAAGGAATCTTATTAAACGTAACACATAGTTTTTTTTCATATTTTAATTCAGTTGGACTATATTTTTTGATTGATCGCAACATTTGTGTATATTTTCCAACGCCACTTGGACCATAAAAAATGATGTTTCTAATGTCTTGTAGTCTTGCTGGAAATTTTTGAATCATTTTATCCAATTTTGGATGCAAATTTTCCTCCTGATTGGTATGCAAATACTCTTCAAAATGCGTTTCATTTATTTTCATTAAATAATTCGTAGTAATTATATATCTTATGAAAACATTCTTTATTCCATTTTATAACTTATTACAATTATATAACTTATTGCAATTATGAGATAATTCATAATATAAATTAGTATGAATTATATTATAATCAGGTTAAAAACATTTTACCAATAATTATTAATTATACTTTGTATTGCATGAATATTGTAAAAACGTTTGACCAATTTGATAATAAAAATATTTATTATTGTGATCCGATCAAGAATAATGTAATTAGCGATGGAAGTTTTATAAGAATTATATATTCAACCCCTTATTTTTCATTAAATGGTATTAATTTATTAATATCATTAAATAATATATTTATTGAAAAATATTATAGTAAATTTAAATGCTCATTTAATGTGGATATACATTATGCTTTGATAGAAAATATAAGACAAATGGAAGAAAATATACTAAAAAATGTAAATAATGTAAATAAAATAGCACAATTTAAAATTTATGAGCAAATGAAAAATGGTAATATTAAAATTTTTTCAGATAATATTGAAAAAACAAATAATTTATTCATGTTGAAAATTTCTGGCATATGGGAAACGGACCAATATTATGGTCTTACCTATAAATTTGTCAAGATTAACCATCAGTAGAATAAAAAGCAAGAATAATATAAATTGTTGTAACCGTCATTGCACCAAATAAACTAAGTATATTTAATATGCCACTATATGTCTTATTTATTGTATGTGTTTCCTTAAATTGATTATCTTGGAGTGCTGTATAAAAAACATAACTTTGCAATAAAATCAATATAAGAAAAATATTGGAAAATGAATAATAACTCCTTGATATATGCCCATTTGTAATGCGGTCTTTAAATTTACCTATTTGAACTAAGTAAGCAACAATGACTGCAATAATACATATAAATGGTAAAATACTTAAAATGGCTGATAAAAACCCTGTATTTTTAGGCATCGTAAGTAAGAGATACCCACCCAAAAAGAAAAAACCGGCTAAAATAAAAGAATATCCAACAATATATCCAACAATAGAAGATAACCCGAATGTAATGATAACAACTAGAAGTCCAGTAATAATTAACGAATAATATATATATTCTACTGAGTTCATTATTGTTATTATATAATTATTTATATAATTATTTAAGATATAAATATTTTTAATAAATAATTATATCTGGGACTATTATAATTATGAGCAAATATAATACATCCACAAGTCATCCAATAATTCCAAATGCCCAGCAATATATGTATGTACAAAAATACGTTTCTATTCATTCAGACGATAGAGATATAGTAAAATACCCTTGCTCAAGTGATTTTGAAATTGAATTGCCGCAAGATTATTGCAATGTTCAAGGAGTAAAATTGCAAACATGGTCTTTTCCAAATACTCATGATATTTTTTCTCCCTCTATGTTTAATGTCAAAATGACATTTTCTTTTTTAGAAATAACACCGCCGCGGGCGCCAGATGCATCAGAACTTCAAATAAATATTTATAACGGTCTTATAGCGAATCTAAAGAATGAATATACGGTTATTATTTCATCAGGGTCTTATGCAAGAACAATACTCGTAACAGGGGAATATTATCTATCCGTAGAACTTCAAAATCGCATGAACGAAGCGGTTACAAATTATTTACTTGGATATTTAAAAAGTATTGATCGTACTGATTTAATAGATGAATTTGTTACAGCAGGAGAATATAAAAATTTTGTAGTTATATTTAATCAAGTAAAACGTAATTTATGGTTTGGAAACAATCACACCTCGGTTTCTCCAAGTGCAAAATTTGTCATACATAATACAGAAGAAAATGTATTTTTGAAAAATGCGTCTTTGGGTAAATTTCAATACCCGGTATATTCGTTGTGGGGGTTGGGTGCTTATTTAGGATTTAATAAAAATCAACCCGTGGTTTCTATTGAGAGTCCATTTAATTCCGATGTAAATAAATATGAGTATCCTAGATTTTATTATGATGGTTCTTCAACGAGTTATTGGCTAACTGACCCGCAAGCATATGGTCAAAACCCGGTTTATTATTTAGAGGCACCGTGTTTAATAAATATAGATGGACCTCATTATTTTTATATGGATATTCATTTACTGAATAATATAGATGAGCTTGTACCATATGAATTAAATAATTTTACGACACACACCAATGAATCAAGTGGAATGGTGAATTCTGCTTTTGCAAAGATTACGATTTCAAATAATTTTTTAGCATCACAGACAATAGATGTAAGCTCTGCATCATATAAATTGTTTAATCCGCCTGCAGAAAGAATACGTAAATTAAGAATCAGAATAAGATATCATAATGGTTTATTGGTAAATTTTGAAAATAATGCATTTACTTTTACGCTACAATTTACACTTTTTCTCGCTCAAAATCAACGTTCCTATCAAATGTATATTCCGGAAACAGTTGCACATCCTCCAATCGGATAATACAAAATTTATTTATTTGATTTATTTTAAGATATAAATATTTATATTAAATAATTATATCTGGGACTATTATGAGCAAATTTAATACCTCCACGAATCATCCAATAATTCCAAATGCCCAGCAATATATGTTTGAACAAAAATATGTCTCTATTCATTCAGAAGATAGAGATGTAGTAAAATATCCATGTTCTAGTAATTTTGAAATTGAATTGCCGCAAGATTATTGTAATGTTCAAAGTGTTAAATTACTAACATGGTCTTTTCCATCTACGGCTGATACGTTTTCTCCATCTAATTTTAATGTTAAAATGACATTTTCTTTTTTAGAAATAAATATTCCAGATGAAACGGAACTTCAAATCGCTATTTTTAATGGACTCATGGCGAATATAAAAAATGAATATACCATTATTATTTCATCTGGAAAATATGATGATGCCGATACTATTGCAACCGAAATTCAAAATCGTATGAATGCATCAGTTACACAATATTTAATAGGATATTTAAAAGGTATTGGGCGAGACGATTTAATAGATGAATTTGTTTTAGGTAAGGGATATACCAATTTTATTTTATATTTTGATACAACCCGAAATCATTTATGGTTTGGTAACACGAATCTAACTAATTGTCCAAGTGCAAAATTTGTGATTCATAATACTGAAGAAAATGTGTTTTTGAAAAATGCTTCAATGGGTAAATTTCAATATGCAGAGTATTTGTTATGGGGGTTAGGTGCTTATTTAGGATTTAATAAAAATCAACCCGCAGTATCCATTGAAAGTCCATTCAATACGAATAGAAATAAATATCAGTATCCGCGAGCTTATCAAGAAGGGGAACCAACTGAAAGTTGGTGGCTAACTAATGGTAGAGTGTATGGTGAAAAACCCGTTTTTTATTTAGAAGCACCGTGTCTAATAAATATATATGGACCAAAATATTTTTATATGGATACTGATTTGCTGAATAATATAGACGAATTAGTTCCATACGAATTAAATAATTTTACAAGTCATACTAATGAATCCAGTGGAATAGTGAATTCTACTTTTGCAAAAATTTCTCTTTATAATGTATCTTTGGAAGCTCAAACAATAGAGGTGAGTGTTGCAGCATATAAATTGTTTAATCCACCCGCAGAAAGAATAAGAAAACTAAGAATTAGATTAAGATATCATAATGGAACATTAGTACAATTTGCAAATAAGGGGTTCTCATTTACACTACAATTTGTACTTTTTCGCCCTCAAAATCCGCGTTCGTATTATATGTATACTCCAGAGACAACTTATGGTCCAATCGGGTAACCCATTTATTTCATTGTATTTTATTTCATTGTATTCCATGTTTTTCTAGAAGCCAATTTTTCAACAATATAATATTGCATATTTTATAGTTTTCTTTACAGCCGTCTAGCTTCAAAAATTTAGGCTGTTTCATTTTTTTTGTCTTGTAAAAAATATAGTCACCATATTGTCCTTTGCGAATACTTATATTATCATTCACCGTTCTTACAATAGAGGATTCTGGTTTTTCTCCATCTACCGGAACGCCATTTTTTTCAATTTCCGCGATAATATCTTCTAATGAAATGTTTTCTATTGGGCGATTTCCAAATGCAGCGAGAGATTTCGTATTTGTATTCCAGGTAACATATCTGCCAAACTTACCCTTTTTAACAAATAGTGGATAACCTTGATATTCGCCGATAGATAAACCAGTTTTTTTATCTTCTACAACATCGTCTAATGTATATTCACCTCGTTCCAATTTTCCGAGATCAATATCTTTTTTTACCGCTTTAAAACTCGTTTTATTATCTTCTATGCATTTTATTACGGGTCCATACTTGGCAATCATAAAAATATGATTATCGTCAATGCGAATTTCTTGTTTTTTATCCGTTTTCAAAGAACTGCAAATGGTATCTGTATCTTGCCAACATTTCTCACACAGAGAGTACCACAAAGCCATGTTTCCTTTTGATATTTTGTCCAAGTCATCTTCCATTTCCTTTGTATAATTGTAGTTGAAGAGAGAATCAAAATGATTTACCAAAAATTGGATAACCATGGTTCCCATCGGCTGTATAACTAGTTTTGATTTTTCATTGCCAAACTCTCTTTCTCCACTTTCTTCTTTAATAACTGAGTCTTCAAGAGAGAAATCCTGGCATACCATTTTTTTCCCTATAATATCCTGTTTTACCACGTATCCGCGTTCCTGAATCTTATCCACTAGCATAGAAAAAGTAGATGGGCGACCAATACCCTTTTCTTCTAATAACTGAACTAGTTTTGCCTCGGTATAGTGTTGTTTTGTACCTTTTAACGTAACTTTACTTGTAATTTTCTTGTATGGCATTATAATGCCGGGTTTCACCTGTTGCAAATAACTGTATTCTTTATTTACGGTAGAGAATTTTTGCTTCACTATTTTCCATCCCGGAAAATCAATGAGTTCCATCGTGGAAGAATATGTTGTATCTGGAATACAACTAGCAATACTCGCAATAAATGTATAGAATTCTGCGGCTGACATGCAGCTTTCTAATGCGTTTTCCCATATCAAGCGATACAACTTTTTCTCTCTTGGTGTCATTTCTTCTGGAAGGTCTTTACATAAAATATTCGTTGGACGAATTGCTTCGTGAGCTTCTTGCGGTGGTGGAATATTTGCCTTTTTATCTGATTTTTTTTTAGTTTGTTTTGTCTCTGCTTTTTTTGTATCTTCTTTTGAACCAACCATTAATGCATCTATATTGGCAGAAATATATTTGGAGTCTCCATAATTTTTTACTATATATGATTTGCAATCGCCGATAAATTCTGGACTATATTTTTTACTATCTGTTCGCATATATGTAATATAACCGGCTTCATATAATGTTTGACAAGCCTTCATTGTTTCCTTGGGGGAAATACGCATTTCATTACTTGCCATTTGTTGTATTTTGGATGTCGTCAATGGCTCAGGTGGTTCTCTATATACCTTTTTCGGTTCTGTACGACTAAAACTATGAGAGAAACGAATAGAGTCTTGCAAGAATTTTGTTATATCGCTTTCTTTCTCAAAGGTGTTGTTTAATTCAAATGGAATGCATTTATTGGAAAAATATCCCACCGTATTATACACTTTTGTTCCAGGCGATTCATCAATGTCTTTTTGATTATCATATATTATACGTAAGGCAGGCGTCTGGCACCTACCGGCACTTAAACTATTTGGTGTTTTACTTGCAATATGTTTCCAAAGCATGGGAGAAACTTTGAACCCCACCACTAAATCTAAAACTTGGCGCGCTTGTTGCGCATGAACAATATCCATATTCAAAAAACGCGGATGAGCGATAGCGCTTTGAATAGCGTTTTCTGTAATTTCATGAAATACGATTCGTTTCGTAGTGGATGGCGGTAAATCAAATATCATACAAATATGCCATGCGATTGCCTCTCCTTCACGGTCATCATCTGTTGCTAAAATGACTTCTGCTGCACCGAGAATATCTTTTCGCATATATTCAATATGTTTCTGTTTTCTTTCATCCGCTGCAATATCAAATGTAATATTGTATTGGTTATCGCGGTGAATGGCATCTAAGCTTTTCAATTCTCGTAAATGACCGTAACTAGCAATGCATTTATAACCGGGTCCTAAATAAGATTCTATTTTTTTGCATTTGGCAGGGGATTCAACAATTACAAGACTTGTTGGCATAATGTGATATATAATTATATCAAATTATGTTTAACTTACTATATAAATAAATTTTAAAGATATACGTTTTTGTATTCTTTCCAAGAAATTTGAATGGCTGGTTCCAATGGTTTTATAATTGTGTTTTCATGCTCTTCGTCCAATTTGTCTGCCTTTCTTAGCGCGCTATCTACGTAAATTTCCTTTAACAAGGTTCCCACTACAAAGGCCCCTTCATGTTGGTCCATTTCACCGTCCTCAATTTGTCGCAATACATTTAAAAAACGATTCAAAATTTTCAAATCAATTTCATCTTTGCGAATTTTATTATAAATATCCGTGTAATACATGAATAAGAAATTGCATTCTGTTTGTGCGTGTTGTTGAATTTCCTCTGCATTATTCTTGTACTTCATTTTTAATTTTAGAAGAGCATTAATGTCTGCTTGCAGAAGGTGACTATGTTTTAATTCGCGTATTAAGCTAGTCTGGTCTTGAACATCATTTACCTTGATCATTTTTTGCAATTGAAGTCTTTGCCTGTCGTCCATTTCCATTTAAATAATATTTATAATATATTATTTAAGCTATTGTTTAGTGATAAATTATTAGTAAAAAATTAATTTATTATAATATTATATATCAATGGAAAATATAAAATATGCTGACCCACCAATAAGTACTGCGTTTCCTGGTAATGCCGGGTCACCGCGTGATGCAGCAATGGCTATTAATGGACAGAATGCAAAATTATTACTCGCGCTAGGTAAGACGTCTGCTGGTGGGAGAAAAAAAAAAGGTGGTGCGGATATAGTTGTACCTGTTATAAAACCAATATTTTATGACCCAAATGCGAGTAATCCGCAGGGAGTTCAATCAATTACTCTTGGTGGGGTAAGTCAAATAAATCAATCTAAAATGAATAATGATTTGACTGGTTCTGTAGTTACTCCAGCAGAACCAATACCAGCGAATCAGTTAGGTGGTTGTGGGTGTGATAAGTTTGGTGGAAGAAAAAGAGGGAAAAGAAGAAAAGGCGGTACCCATATTATGGGACCCAATCAAACGTGGGGTTGTTATAGTGGTGGTAGAACCAGGAAAACAAGGAAAACAAGGAAAACAAGGAAAACAAGGAAAACAAGGAAAACAAGGAAAACACGGAAAACAAGGAAAACAAAATAAGGTACGGAAGAAATGCCAAAATATAAGAATTATATATTTATAGTATAATATGCCCACCGGAAGTGATTGGATAAATTTTATATATGTCAATTTAGGATTTATATCACAAATACTAGCCATGTATTATTTTAGTGCCATAGCGGATATAAAGAAAAACTGGGCCCAATATCGTTGCAATCCATTATACATGCCATTGTCTGATGACATAGAAAAGGATTTTGTATATTGCGTACAGAATACACAGACAAGTTTCATGGGTTATCTACTCCAACCGATTACGTACATTATTTCAAATTTGACATCTATGGGTAGTGAATTCGGAGACAGTTTATATTTTGCCAACAATTTATTAAGTAATATAAGAACATTTTTCACAAAATTAGTGGGGAGTATTTTTGGTGTATTTTTGAATATTATTATAGAGTTCCAACGGATTTTTATTGGAATCAAAGATATGATTGGGAAAATTATTGGCATTATGGTTGCTCTTTTATATATTTTAGACGGAAGTGTAAAAACGATGAATAGTGCCTGGAATGGCCCGCCAGGGCAAATGGTTCAAAAATTATCAGGTAATTGCTTTCATCCGGAAACAAAAGTAAAATTACAAAATGGAAAGGTTTTAGATATGAAGGATCTAGATTTAGGCGCCATTTTAGAAAACGGTAGTCGTGTTCAAATAATTATGAGATTGGAGAATCGCGATTATCAAGAGAAATTATATAAATTAAAAGGACGTGGTGTAGATGGTGCTGATATTTATGTAACGGGAACTCATATGATTGCATCTGATGATAGCGGAACCAAATTTATGAAAGTTGAAAAATACAAAGATGCTGAAATACAAGATGAAATTAAGTGTGAATGGTTTTCTTGTTTGATTACAGATGACCATAAAATTAAAATAGGAAAACAGTTATTCTGGGATTGGGAAGATGATTGCTTACAGTAATCGGGTTTTTTACCTATTTTTTTATGAAAAGGTATATTATCTAGTATATATATGGATAATATAGATGACATATTAAACAGTTCAAAAAAAATAAATGAAATGTATAAAAAAGTTACTTATTTTGATGAATATGGTAGTTCGGTATTTTTATTTATTCTTTTAACCATCTTATTATTTATTGGATATTCCTATTCTGTTGTAATGATGAATATTAAACCTATTAAAGAAGATTGGCCGGCTCAACGATGTAATCCAAGAAATATACCATTTGCCGGATTCATCAATAGACCTGCTGGAATGTCTGTAAGCGAATATACATCACAAAATTTTCAGTACTGTATGCAAAATATTCTAGTTTCTATTACAGGTTATGCGGTTCAACCAATTACATACGCGACTGGGTTATTAAATAATATTTTTGCAGAATTAGCAAAGGCACTATATTTCATAAATAACATGATGGCAAATATAAGAACAAGTATTGCAACGTTAGGTCAAAATGTGATGGGTCGTGTAGCAAATGTAATGGTTCCTCTTCAGCATATTCTTATAGTGATTAACGATTTAATGGGAAAAATAAAAGGTATTTTTACAGGCGCATTATATACGAGTCTAGGAACATATTATGCATTGAAAAGTTTTCTTGGAGCTGTTGGTCAAATTATAATTATATTGTTGGTTATTTTGGCGGCATTAATTATTGGATTTTGGATTATACCATTTACATGGCCATTTGCAATTACAATGACGGCTATTTTTGTCAGTGTTAGTATTCCACTAGCGATTATGTTGGGATTTATGACGGAGGTTTTACACGTGCATATTGACAGTCCTATTCCGGCAGAACCCAATATGTGTTTTGATAAAAATACCATGTTAGTAATGAATGATGGCAAAAAGAAAAAAATAGTAGATATTCAACCGGGAGATATGCTTTATGGAGATGATATGGTTACTGCTAAATTAACATTAGATTCTACAAATATGGATATGTATAAATTAAATGGTGTTATTGTTAGTGGATTTCATCGTATAAAATTTCACGGTATTTGGATTCCTGTTTTGCAACATCCTCATTCACAATTTATTCATAATTATTCGGAACCATTTATTTATTGTTTAAACACTAGAAGCAAAACAATTACTATAAATGATTGCATCTTTTTTGATTGGGATGAAGTTGAGAAAAAAGAACTGATGATTTTGGAAACGGTTTTAAAAGAAAAATATAACAATATTACGATTTTAGAGGACGAAAAAATAGATTGGATACATAATTATTTAGATGGCGGTTTTACACCATCCACTCTGGTAACACTGCAAAATAATTCACGAAAAGAAATAAAGGATATTTGCATACATGATGTATTAAAAAATGGAGAAATTGTGTGCGGTATAGTAGAAATAGATGGGGTCCATATTATAAATCAATTTCAGTTCCATTTAGGGGATACAATAGTGGAAGGCGGACCCAATTTACAAATATGCGATAATTCTGCGGAATCCTTTACAAGTACTTTGGATATTCATCAAATGAATAATTCAAATAAACAATATTTTAGCAATTCAATTAGTAAAAGTAACAAATTATATCATTTATTGACGAATACAGGTACTTTTTTTATAGAAGATATACAATTTTATCATTACAATTCTGTATTGGATTTATTTTTAGATAACTAGCGCGATAACAAAATTATTATCTATGAAATATGTATATAATGGAAATTACTGTAAGAGTGGAAATATTATTCTTGATTGCAATTTTGTTATTTATTTTGTTTTGTTTTACATTTTCGTCCTGCTGCCGATTTAGCATTCCGGCGACTATATCACATTATTCAAAAAAATATTTAACGCCCAATCAACATCAGTTTGCATTAGAAATGTCTTATCCTACGTTAAATGAAGGATTTACTGGGGCAAATACAAATTACGGTCAATCATCGTCCTTCTCTGATATTAAAAATAAGCCGATAAATACAAAATCATGGTTCTTGCCAAATTTAACATATAAACCAGGGTCAAAAGGAGATAAAGCTGTTCAAAATATTTTAAATCGTCCTCCACAACAGATTCCTTTACCTGAGGGTGAGTTATCCATGTTCGCAAAAACACCGTTTAAACCGGAATGTTGCCCCAATACTTATTCTAATAGTATGGGATGCGCTTGTATGACCGTTCCGCAATACAATTATTTAATTAATCGTGGTGGAAATAACGTTCCTTATAGCGAGTATTAAAGAGTGAATCTAAAATAAAATACTATACAAAATTATAGTATTTTATTTTTATTACATAAAACAATTGTAAAAATAAGGTTTTCAAAAAAAATTGAAAAGGATTTTTCGCAATTCATAAAATCTAAAAACAACTTTAATATATTCTAAAATTTATAAAAAATGTCAGTAAGTACAATTGCAACAAATACGGAGTCTGCAACGTTGTCTATTCATATGGACAATATCGGTAATATTTCACGCAAATATGAGCTGTCATTAGTTCCTATTTTTAGACCAGAAGAACATGTGGAGTTTTGGGTAGAAAGTGTTTCTAGAAACGTAATTCCTGGAAGAAAATACTACTTTTGTCCGTCGACACATGAGGTATCATGGAAATTTCCGGAGGGAAATATTGAGATTATACCCTACTTATTTCCAGAAGAAATAGAAAATCAAAATATGGAAAAATATTTACGCGTGTATTCACCACCGCCTCTTCGCAGAAGAAAAGAAAAAATTAATTAAAAAAAATACGATTAAATAAATATAAATAAAAAAAATAAAAACTGAAAAATAAAAACAAAATTAAAAAAGTAAAATACAAATAATTATAAAATGGTAATGAGTATATATTGTATTTTTTATTTTTATTTAATTATTATAAATCCAGATATTAGTATTATTTTATGTCTTTAGACGTATCGCCAAATGCTATCATTAGAACATTATCACTTTCTTCAATAAATAATAATATCCCGATAAGTAGAACAATATCATCTTCATTATTTATCTCATTAAATAATAGAAAAAAATTTGTTTTTATTTTTTGGTGTTCATTCTTTCTTTTTCTAGTAGGTGTAACTATAATTCCAAACGTTACTATGATGGAAGATTTAATTGAAAAAATAATGTTACCATATATTCCTACTTTACCAGCAATACCAGAAAAACCGGCAATACCAGAAATTCCGAATATACCTGAAATACCACCTTATCCAGAAATTCCCAATATTTATCCGAACAAATTAATTGAACCGAATTCCAATAAAAATTGATGTAATAATTATGCTGGTACAATGTAGTAAAAAATACAAATGTTTAAAAAATATAATAAAATTATAAAAAAAATATTATTTATTCCTGCATCAATAGTTGGAACTGGTATTATTGTTGTATCCGTTGGAGGTATGGCTATTATGGGGGGAGTAGTTTTAATATGTTATGTCGTTAAAACGGTTGGTGAAGGCATCATTCATGATTTCGCGTGTATTGTAAAATCTATATCCACAATGATAATAAACGAAGAAAAAAATATTGAAATAAATACTGCGGATATAGAGATGGGCTATAATTCGTATGTAGAAGTTAAAGTGATAGACGTAGATGCTAAGAAAAATACAGATATATTACCAATAGCAAATATTGTAAATATGCAAAAAATAATACCAATGTAATAATTATATATATATTTTATACATATGGAGTTTGGAAGAATAATCATTATTTTTTTACTGCTTTATTCTTGCAGTAAAAAAATGTCATATAAAATCTAAAAAGTACATCCGCATGTCTTGCAATAAGTTATTTGTTGTGAGTGGTCTGGTGTAATATCTATATAGTCCTCTTCATAATCATGAACACAATCTGCAGATAATATTGCAGTTATATTTGTCAGAATTTCATTCAACCCGGCGATTAAATTTTGAAATTTTGGAACATGTTGCTCTCCACAATTTTCCAATTCAAATAAAAAATCTAATTTATTTCTTTCAATATTATTTCTCATATAAATTAGATAACTTATGGATGAATTATTTTTTTCTATTTTTTCTATTATTCCATCTGTCATTTTTTAAACCTTGCTAATATATATAATTTTATTCTTTTAAACTTTTTAATTTATACATATAAACCGTATAAGCTAGCATTATCATTGCTATCTTTCTTAATCAACTTATCTACAATATCTTTTGAAACGGTAAAAGGAAATTCCACTTTTAATGACATTTCGCCCTCAAATAAATTTACACCAGGTTTCATCAAACGATACAAATTCAACTTTGTGTGAATAATTTCCAGGCATCTTTTTAAATTACGAACTCCATCTTCTTTATTGCAATGAGTTTCTATAATATAATGAATACTTTCATCTGGAATAATGATATCTTCTGATTTAAAACGAACTTGCTCTCGGATTTTGGGCAACAAATAGTCTTTTGCGATCACGGTCTTTTGTTTTTTTTCATATCCTTTTGTTTCAATGCGATACATACGGTCCTTTAAAATCGGATTCACTAGTTTTTCGTCATTATAACTAAAGATGAATAAACATTTACTCAAATCAAAATCAATTTCTGCAAAATATTTATCATGAAATTGACTATTTTGTGCGGTATCCGTCAAGTGTGTTAAAATACCAGCAATTTCTTCACCCTTTGGTGTCCCACTAATTTTATCCAATTCGTCAAAGTAGATAACAGGATTCATGCACTGACTATCAATTAGAATCTGCACAATTTTACCCCATACACTACCCTCATATGTATAAGAATGTCCTTCCAGAAAGCTGCTGTCCGTTGCACCACCGAGGGCAATAAAGGCAAATGGACGATTCAATATCTTACTAATACCTTCCTTTACCAAACTCGTTTTACCGGTTCCCGGTGGTCCATGAATAGCAATAGCAGTTCCAATAGCAGATGGATTGGTAATAAGCTGACCAAGCATTTGCATAATTTGCATTTTCGCATCATTTAAACCATAAACCGCGGAATCAAGCGTTTTTTGAGCATTTTCCATGAATTCATGGCACTCTTCTACGCCATTATCAATGGTGAGGGGCAATGTTTCAATTTTGTTGAAAGGAATGCGCATAAAAGTATCTACCCAATTTTTGATTTTGTAGAATTCGCCACTTCCAGGTTCCATATAGCGCAATGAATTAATTTTCTTCATCGCGGCAGCCTTGAAAATGGGAGGAATTTTTGACTCCAATAAGGTCATACGATACGGCTTCTCAACGCGTGTAATTTTATTGATTTCTCGCACCTCCTTGATAATCTTGACTTGTTCTTCTTTGTTCATCTTTTCAAAGAAGGTGAAATCATTCATTGCATTTTTATCGCGGAGAATTCTTTTGAAAATTCGTCCATTTTTTTGTTTTTGTTTTTGCAGTTTTTTTTCAGTTTTTTTCTTTTTATCCTTGATTTTAGATTTACATACTTCCAAACATTCCTTCAACACTTTATTATCCTTATCATTTTCATACAATTCTGTTAATTTTTTCAATGTTTTTTCTTCTTCTGATGAAATTTTTATATTTTCTTCAACATCCTTTGATTTTTTATCTTTATCTTCATCTTTATCTTCATCTTCATCCACTTTTTCTTTTTTATTTGTTTTTAAAATTTTTCTTTTATGTGATTTCTTACTTGGTTCTTCTTCTTCTTCATCATCATCAGAATCTTCTTCATCATCAGAATCTTCTTCGTCAGAATCCGAATCATCCGTAGAAACACTTTCATCTTCATCTTCGGTTTCATCATCTACATCATCCCATTCGCTATCATCTTCGTCTAACCATTCTTCTTCATCTTCATCATCATGTCCATGACCAATCGTAAATATAATATTAATTTTTTTTCCGGAGTTCTCTTCCTCTTCTTCATCATCATCTTCTTCAGAATCTTCTTCGTCAGATTCTTCTTCATCTTCTTTTTTTCCTTTTTTTATATTTTTTTTTGATTTTTTATTATTTTTGATTAATTTTTTATTTATTTTTTTTGATTTTGACGATTTTTTCTTTGGTTCCTCATCTTCTTCTTCCTCATCCTCTGAGTCATCTTCTTCGTGTGGAAGATTTTTCAGAAATTTTTTAATATCTTCGCCTTTCTGAATCTTTTTATTAATATATTTGGAAGGAAACATCTTTGCTAAAAATTTTTTATATTCTTGCGGGTCCATATCCTCGTCCTCATCGTCACTTGAGAAACTATTATCGTCGTCACTATCCGATTGCTCATTCGTTTTTCTACGGCGCGAGCGTTCATCTTGTTTCTTTTGTTTATTATCCTTTTTTAATTTACTTTGCATGTCTCTTGGCATTTTTAATTGTTGTATATTATTAGGAAATATATATTTTTAAGTTGGAATCAATTTTATTTTATAAATAAAAATTTATATAAATTCTTATAATTTATACTTTTTGATGTGAGTGCTAAATGTAGAATTTAAATTAAAAAATATTTAATATACGGGTATAATAAAATGAAAATTACAAAAAATGGATATATAATTTTATTTATTATTCTTTTTACATTATTGGCACTATTTTTAAATTATACAAAGGTAATTGAAGGATTTGCTCCGGAATATAAATATCTAGAAAAATTACCAGATAATAATACGTGGAGTAAAAGTACGATAGATACGTTTAAAAATGCTTTACTTAATGCACCTGGCCCTCCTGGGGCCCCTGAGAGCAGAAAACCATCGCAAGCAGCAATAGATGCGTATATCAAAGAAATGCAAAAAAGTACTAGTGACGAAGAAGCACTTGAATTTGCAAAAAAAGGCTTATGGCCTTGGGATGATTATGTGATTAAAAACGCAAGACACCCGGGTAATAATAATACTACACCTATACCATTAACCGAAGAAGAGATATCCCAGGTTAGACAACGCATGCCAAACCGAGATGCATATTTAGAGTTTGTTGCTCCTTTTACTGTAGCAGAAGTAAAAACTTTAGATAAATTGGGTAAATATGGACCAGAATCAGCATATCTATATCCAAATAAAAAAGGTGGGTTAGCATGTAATCGTGGAATGAATGGAATGACCTCATTCAATACTTTTACTATCAGTGATACTAATAATAACGAATTTACATTAAACCCATCCACGGATTATAGTCTTTTTGCAAAATATATTCCAAATTTTAAATTTACAGGAGCACCATATGATATTTGCGAATCAACAGATAATGAGTTAGTAAAACCAATAAAATTTGAAATAACTGGGTCACCTATTCCAGAAGCATGGGATATTTTTACTGGAAAAACTGGTGCGTCTTCATCTGCGCCTGCAAAAGCGCCTGTAAAAGCACCTGCAAATCCAGGCAATCCTGTACCTACGCAAAATATTCCAGTGTTTAACGATTTTATTTCTTTATGTAAGAGAGCTATCAACCCACCGTGAAAAAGTTTTAGAAGAAGTAACCAAATGAAAATATTTTGTGTAATCCATAAAATATTTTACGAATTGTATTATTATAATGGTTATTGTTTAATAAAAAATTGAAGATGAAACAATCTAAATATAATGTATTAATATAAGGAACAATGTCGAAAAACCACAAAATGGTTGGTGAAAATAATGTTAGTAAAATTCTGGGGCTCCAGTTTAGTATATTATCCCCCGATGAAATACGAAAAGGCTCTGTTGCGGAAATTACAACCAGAGATACGTATGTGAATAATAAACCCGTTATCGGCGGCTTATTTGATCCGCGTATGGGCGTATTGGAACCCGGTCTAATCTGTCCCACCGATGGATTAGATTATATGGAGACCCCGGGTTATTTCGGACATATTGAATTATCGCGTCCCGTATTTTATATTCAATATTTAAGCACTATTTTAAAAATTTTACGCTGTGTTTGTTTTAAATGCAGTAAATTATTAGTTAGTAAAGAAAAATATAAACAAGCGCTAAAATTGGTCGGAGATAATCGTTGGAAATATGTATTTGCGTTGGCGAGTAAAATGAAGCGTTGTGGTGAGGACACTGATAATGGTTGTGGCTGCTTGCAACCTCACAAAATCAGGAAAGAAGGACTCGCGACTATTATTGCAGAATGGAAAAATGATACACCAAATGAACAAAATTTAATCATCAAAGTAACCCCAGAAATGGTTATAAAAATTTTCAAACGTATTTCGGACGAAGATGTGTCATTCATGGGGTTCAGTCCTACTTGGTCGCGACCCGATTGGATGGTTTGTCAAGTAATGGCCGTGCCTCCTCCAGCTGTTCGCCCTTCCGTGAAGCATGATGCGCAACAACGCTCAGAGGATGATTTGAGTCATATTCTCGTTAATATTATTAAAACAAATAAAACATTGCAAGAAAAAATTCATAATAATTCGCCGGCGAATGTGATTGATGATTGGACAACGGTTTTGCAATATTATGTTGCGACACAAGTGGATAACAAAATTCCTGGTGTTGCCTCTGTTGCACAGCGTTCTGGACGTCCGTTAAAGTCAATCAAGGATCGTTTGAATGGAAAAGGCGGACGCATGAGAGGAAATCTCATGGCGAAGCGTGTGGATTTTAGCGCGCGTTCGGTTATTACTGCAGACCCAAATATTTCTATTCGCGAACTTGGCATTCCAATGAAAATCGCAAAGAATATTACGAAACCAGTGGTTGTGAATCGTGTGAATCGCGCCTTCTTGACAAAATTAGTACAAAATGGTCCGGATGTTCATCCTGGCGCGAAAATCTTGGAAAAGAAAAATGGCGATTCTATTACGTTGCGCTATGTGGATCGCAAATCAATTGTGTTAGAGGACGGAGATACAGTTCATCGCCATATGATGGACGGTGACCCTATCCTCTTTAATCGTCAGCCGACTTTACACAGAATGAGCATGATGTGTCACATTGCAAAAATTATGAGTCGCGGTGATACATTTCGCATGAATGTTGCTGACACCAAACCATACAATGCGGATTTTGATGGCGATAAATCTTGTCGCCAACAGGGGAACGCTAATTAAGTTGCAAACAAGACTTAATTAGGAAAACGTTGTAATGTTTGCTTACCCATTGCCTTTATGAAGATATGGTAATGGGTAAATATAATCCTCTAGTCATATAATTAATTATTGAAAATAAGTTAAAATGCTCTCTTTATATAAAACTAATGATATTAAATTTAGACGAATATGAAAATGTAACCGGAGAAATATATAAAATTACAAACAACATTAATAGTAAATCCTACATAGGACAAACTAGAAGTCACCGACTAAATCGCGGTAAATATAGACCATTTGGTTCTTTATGTAGATTTAAAGACCACATAAGCGAGGCTTCTTCCAATAAGAAGAATCAATCAAGGTATTTAAATTCTGCAATATTAAAATATGGAATTGAGAATTTTGAATGCAAAACAATTTATACATGTAATGTGAATGAATTGGATGCATATGAAAGACAATACATATTAGAGTATGGAACAAAATATCCAAATGGCTATAATTTAACAGATGGTGGTCAATGTCGCGGTAGTTTGAAAGGAACCAAAATCCTTTTAGATGAAACCAAAATTTTAAAACCGGTTATAAAAGAAAAAACATATCAAAAAAAAAGTGACTACACAAAATCTTTGATATCTGACAGATTAAAAGCATTCAAAAGTAACCATGTTATTCGCGAAAAACAAATGGCAATAACACAAAATCAACATTTGAATGCAAAATTTGAAAGATTCAAAAATACGGTGATAGACAAAGAAAATATAGAAAAATACATATTCGTCATTAATAATAATACATTAAACTATCAGTACATTAGAGTGGTAATTGATAGGATTAAAACCAATTTCATTGGTAGATATGAAAGTATAGAAAATATAAGAGAGAGAGCATATAATTTTATTCAAGAATTAATTAAATGGCAATGTGATCAAATTGCGGGAAACCCCTTAGAGCCTTTTACTACCACTCACACTTAGAAATATATGTGAGGAACTCGTTTAATTGACGAACCCAGCGGTAAAAATGTAAAAGGATTGGGCAATCCGCAGCCAAGACCCTAAACTCGTTATGATAGAGCACTGGGTAAGGTTCAGAGACTAGATGGTTACAGCTCGCAAATGAAGGATTAATCAACCTGATGCGGGACAAGGTATAGTCCAATCCTAATTCGAAAGATTAGGTGGCTTTTATTGGCCAATAAAATATTCATTGGAGATGAATCTTCACATGCCGCAAGATGCGGAATCGGACGCGGAACTGAGATATTTAGCCGCGGTCCCTTATCAAATTATTAGTCCGGCAAACAATGCCGCCATTATCGGTATCTATCAGGATTCTATGTTAGGGTGTTACCGTTTTACACGTGAAAATATTGCATTCTCGCCGCGCGACGCAATGAACATTTTAATGATGTTTCCTCGCGTAAATGAACAAGCACTTGTTCAAAGACGAGACGCCGGAGAAAAAATTACAAATTTTGATATTTTGTCACAAATTTTACCACCACTAACATTGCATTATAAGACCAAACTGTTTAATGATAGTGACGACCCAAAAACGTCTAACAATGTCTTGGAAATTAAAAATGGAAAATATATTCGCGGTCAGTTAGAGAAAAGTGTTCTTGGTGCAGGCACCAAAGGTCTTATTCATCGCGCATGCAATGATTTTGGCAATTTTAAGTCCGCCGATTTTATTGATGACCTTCAAAATATTATTACCGAATATATGAAAGGAAGTTCATTTAGTGTTGGAATAAGTGATTTAATGTCAAACGAAAAGACCAATCAAGATATTATTAAAACAATTACCGCAAAAAAGAATGATGTTAAAAATTTAATTGACCAGACTCAACTGGGTATTTTTGAGAATAATACTGGTAAAACGAATGTGGAGGAATTTGAAACAAAGGTGAATAATATTCTAAATCAAGCTACTTCAGAAGCAGGTAAAATTGGACTTAAAAGTTTAAATAAAGATAACCGATTTGTTACCATGGTAAATGCCGGTTCAAAAGGCAGTGACCTCAATATTTCATTCATGATTTCTTGTTTAGGCCAGCAAAATGTAGATGGAAAACGTATCCCATACGGTTTTGACCAACGCACTTTACCTCATTTCACCAAGTTTGACGATAGTCCTGTCGCTCGTGGCTTTGTGGAGAGTTCTTATATTAATGGTTTATCACCACAAGAACTCTTCTTCCATGCAATGGGTGGTCGTATTGGTTTAATTGATACTGCTGTCAAAACCTCTACTACTGGATATATTCAGCGCAGATTAATCAAAGGTTTAGAAGACCTAATGGTATCGTATGATACAACTGTTAGAACCAATAAGGGAAAAATTGTACAATTTACGTATGGTGATGATGGTGTAGATCCGATAAAAGTAGAAAATCAATCCATTCCGCTTGTAACCATGAGTATTCAAGATATTTATGCCCATTTTAATATTCCAGACGAAGGTGCAAAAGGCAAGACATTGTCGCACATATTCCTGAAGAATGTTATGAAACGGTACAGCAAACAACTCGCGGAAACTCAAGTACGTTTGAAAGAAATTACGGATAAAATGATTGAGAATCGTGATAATATTGTAAAATATGTTTTCAAGAATAAGGGGGAAAGTGTTGTACATACTCCTGTTGCATTTGCATATATTATTACAAATATCATGGGACAGCAAAATATTACAGGAAATTCTATTTCTGATATTACTCCCCTTGAGGCACTACAAATGATTGACGCCACATTTTCCAATTTAGAAAAAATTCAATGTGCTCCACCAACACTTTTATTCAAGACACTCTACTATTTCTACTTGTCACCCAAAGACTTACTTATGGTAAAGCGATTCAATCAGGCCGCGCTCACTATTTTGTTGGAGACAATTGCGATTAATTATAAGCGCAGTATTGTTGCGCCTGGTGAAATGGTTGGAATGATTGCGGCGCAGAGCATTGGCGAGCCAACCACACAAATGTCGGCTCGTAGTTGTGAGCGTATTAGGTGTGTTAAAAAAAATAAACAATCAAAAATAATTTCTATGGTCTCAGAGGAAATCGGAGAATTATGCGATAAATTTATTGAACAATTGCCACACTTTACCTGCAATACTGGTCACGTAGATAGTGTAGAAACTTTGTTAGATGCGCTAGATGATGAATATTATATCGTAGGTGTAGATGCGGAAGAGAAAACGCATTGGAATAAAATTTCACACGTGAGTCGCCATCCGGTAAATGGACAAATGATGAAAGTTACAACACGTAGCGGGCGTATAGTAGAAACAACTACTAGTCATTCACATTTGGTTCGTAGAGATCAGAAAGTGGTACCGATTGTAGGTGCTGAAATGACAACTGGCATGCGAATTCCGGTTGCAAAACATATTGATAATACATTTGTTCAAAATTGTGTAACTATTGGAAATCAGGAGTATAAATTAGATTATTTATTTGGATGGTTTATTGGTGCATATTTGGCAGAAGGGAATCTTAATGGTAACTCTATATGCATCACAAATATGTCACAACATTTCATTGAAAATACCAAAACATTTGCTGCAAGATTTAAAAAAGATAGTAAAGTAAGAGAATACAAAGGAGAATATGGTCCATCCGTTTCATCTAAGTTCTCTTGCAAATCATTAGCGGATTTCCTACTCGCCACATGTAATAATGGGTCCTTCGTTAAACACGTTCCCGATTTTGCATTCTTGGCGCCAAATGATTTCAAATCTGGTTTAATTCAAGCATACTTTGATGGCGATGGCAATTTCCAAAACGATAAGGCTCATCACCAAATTAGAGTATGCAGCCGTTCTAAACAGCTGATTAAAGATATGGCTTTATTAATAAATTATTTTGATATGTTTGGTTCTATCAAAGAAAATTTTACTAGAGGGTCAAATATTTATCATTTGGCTATATCTGCAAAGTATTCCAAACAATACGAAACATGTATTGGTTCGTTAGTTCATGCAGAAAAGCTACGAGAATTAGTGGAATATAATGACAGAGAAAATGTACATAGTTTGTCGGATGATATTGACAAGATTGAAGGTCTTGGCGAGATAATCGCGAAATGTGGAAAATTGCTTGCTCTTCCTGGCCAAAGTCGCAATTATGGACGTTGGGCTAAAAAGAACACGATTGGACGCAGGACATTAGAAAAATATATCCATATATTTGAATCTCACGAAGATTCCAAAAAGATTGAAGATGAACTAAAAATTTTGAAACAAGCGGCCACATCTAATGTGATTTGGGATGAAATTATGAAGATTGAACTTTACACACAAGAAAAACCAGAATATGTTTATGATTTTACAGTTCCAGCAAATCAAACATTTATGACGGATTATGGTGTTATTGTGCATAATACATTGAATTCAGTTACTTACGAGACACATATTATCGTAAGAAATCGCGAAGGAATTATTCAAAAAGTGCAAATCGGAGATTTCATTGAAAAACATATTGCCGCTCCGAAAAAATTAGAATATTATGCGGATAAAGACACGACTTATGCTGAATTACCGGAATATTATGAGATACCATCTTGCACCGAAGATGGTGAAATTTTATGGAAGGAGATTGAAGCAGTGACTCGGCATCCTGTTATAAATACGGATGGAACAAATACTATGTTAAAAATTACAACACACGAACAGCGTGAAGTTATAGTAACTAAAGCGAAAGGTATTTTAAAATTAGTGAATGGAAAAATAATTGGAATTAGTGGAGACGAACTAAAAGTGGGAGATTATATTCCGGTATCAACCAAACAAATTGATTTTAAAGAATCCACCATGTTAAATCTAAGAGAAATTTTACCTCCAACCGAATATATTTATGCATCTGAAATTGAAAAGGCAAAAGAAGTAATGCACGAACACCGTTGGTGGTCAAAACATCAAGGAACCACATTTAATCTTCCCTATAAACGTAGCGACACATTTGCTGCAAAAGTGGGTGAAAAATTAAGAAATGGTTGCAAAACAAAGACCGGATTCACTCCTGGATGTGTATATATGATGCAAACAAATATGAATGCCTACAATGTTCCGGAATTAATTCCACTTGATTATAATTTTGGATATTTGGTAGGTGCATATGCGGCAGAAGGATGCATGACAAAATTTCAGCTGTCAATTGCAAATAATGACGCAGAATATTTCAAACCCATTTTGGAACTATGCAATCAGTGGAATATAACTACAAAAGTATATAGACACGAAAATAAAGGCCAAGAAGGATGGACTAGCCAAGATTTGCGCATTTACAATACCGTATTATGCAGAATTCTAGAAAATCTTTGCGGCAAGTTAAGTCATAATAAATTTGTTAGCGATAAAATTGTGTTCTCCAATAAAGAATGTTTAAAGGGATTCTTGGACGCATATATTGGCGGAGATGGGTCTGTAAGCGCGGATTCTAAAAGTATTATAATGTTTTCAGTGTCAAAAGATATGTTAATTGATGTGCAACAAATATTGAATATTCTTGGTATTTATAGTTTTGTTTCTAAACAAAAAAAACAAGAATCAAATAGTAGAGGCACATTGAGTGAAAATATTCATCAAATGTATAGATTAAATGTAACAAATAAACAAGCACAAAATTTAGCGAAAATATTAAATACAAAAATAGATTACAAAATCGTGAATACAAAAATCATAATAGACCACACATTTAAATGTGGATATGAAATTAATAAAAATTATTTAACAATTCCCAATGAAATAGATGGCAAACTCGTATTTGAGTCAAGAACAGATAAAAAATATAAAAATGTCCTATTTGATAAAGTTAAAAAAATAGAAGAAGTTTCAAACACAACAAAATATGCTTACGATTTAACAGTTGCCGATACAAGAAACTTTAATATATACAACGGCATAACGCAAAAAGACACTTTTCATTTTGCCGGCGTCGCCTCCAAATCCAACGTGACGCGTGGTGTCCCCAGAATTGAGGAAATTCTATCGCTTTCATCGGAGCCCAAGAACCCTTCTCTAACCGTATATTTAAAACCAGAAGATGAGGCAGACCGCCAAAAAGCGCAATCCATTATGTATATGTTGGAACACACAAAATTGCAAGAATTGGTGAGTTCGGTGGAAATTTGTTTTGACCCGGATGATTTAAATACGCTCATTAATGAGGATGCAACAACTATGGAACAGTATCGCGCTTTTGAAAATATGATGGACGAGTGTGCGGAAATTTCTATCACGGATGATACAAATGAAAAATCCAAGTGGGTTATTCGTATGGAAATGATACCCGAGGTCATGTTAGAAAAAAATATTACGATGGACGATATTAACTTTACACTCAAAAATAGTTATTCAGATGATATTAGTTGTGTTTATTCGGATTATAATTCGGATAAGTTGGTTTTCAGAATTCGCATGAATAATATAATAAAACAAAGCACTAGTAAAGGTGCAAAGAAACCCAAGGTAAATTCGCTGGACCAATCCGACCAAATCTATTTATTGAAAAATTTCCAGGAACAGCTATTAAAGAATATTGTTATTCGCGGCATAAAGCGCATTAATAAGGTCATTCTTAGAAGAATTAATGGGCAGGATAATGTGGTAGAACAATCCGGTGTTTATAAGAAACAAGATATCTGGGTACTTGATACCATTGGCACCAATATGATGGATGTTTTAGCGTTGGATTACATTGATTCGCGTCGCACATTTAGCAATGATATTATTGAGATATTTGAAATCTTCGGAATAGAAGCCGCGCGGCAAACTATTTATAATGAATTGGCGGAGGTGATAGAATTTGATGGAACGTATATTAACTATCACCACTTATGTCTGTTATGTGACCGAATGACATTTACAAATAAAATGATATCTATATTCCGTCATGGTATAAATAATGATAATATTGGACCTATTGCAAAAGCGTCTTTTGAGGAAACCCCGGAAATGTTTTTGAAGGCAGCCAGACATGCAGAACTGGATACGATGCGCGGTATTTCTGCAAATGTTATGGTTGGACAAGAGGGATTATACGGAACAAGTGCTTTCCAGGTTATTTTAGATATGGAGGAAATGATGAAATTGGAGGAAACTACCGTATATGAGCAGCCGGATGATGCGGCAACGATTGAGAAAATGTTTGGCGGAATAGAAAATCCGGATGAGCCGTGCAGTACAAATAATTTAATCATTCAAAATAATGTAACTACTATAAAAACAACTGATTTAGGTGCGGACAATGATTACAATCCTGGATTCTAGATTTTAAATGTATTATAACACAATAATAAATTAATTTTGTAAAATTTGTAAAATTTGTATTTTTGAATATGTGTATTTTTTATTACAAATAGTAATAAAAAATATTAAACAAATGATTATAATACATGGAAGAACAGCAAATATATTATGAGTATTTTTTGCTCTATACTCCAAAAATCTTATGACTTAGATGTTTATTTACCAGAATATACAACTACCAATAATTATATAAATTATTGTTGCACTATACACAATAAATTATCAGAAAAAATAAAAAATGATACAAATATAAATTTTTTATATAATTTTATTGTTGCGCTTTATTTTAAAACAAATTGTTTTCAAAATGATGTAAGTGAATTTCATAAAATAAAATTAACTGAAATTAAAAAAATACAAGACAATATTTTCTTTTCCAAAGAAACAAAAAATATTTTATTTGACATATTTAATAAATCACAGAGAACCTATTTTGCCTTTGGTAAGTTGGCACATATATATAAAATAAAAAAAACACCTGTAAAAATTCAAGTTGATTTATTATTAAACGAAATTGATGTAAATAAAAAAAATGTATTTGTTTTTATTCAAAATAATGTAAAATATTTGTTCGTATTAAATGATTTAATTAATATTATTAATTCAAATTTATCTAATTGTTCTTATTATTTTGCAGACCCGTTACAAATCAAAAATCCTTATAACAACATGCCATTGAGCAATACAATATTATATAATCTTTATTATTTTATTCATTCTAATTTGTTTTCTATGCCACTTTTGTTTGAATTATTTTTTCATTCCAATTTTGATTTATGTGCATTCAAAATAAATAATGAGAATTATATTCGAGATATTCATATTAAAAATTATGTATTTCGGTCCCATTATTCCATATTACATTCTTCTGTACTTGATATGATAGATGAAAATTATTTGTTTATGAACAAAATAAGTATTCATGAAGATTTCCCAGAAGACACTTTAGTTAATATTATGAGACCGTATTTGCAGTTATATTTGATGAGTAAATTTTTAATTCATGGTTCCGAAAAAAAGTTTCAATCAGTAAATTTATTGAAAAAAAAATTGTTGCTTTTTTCAAATTATAATCCCCGGTTTGGAAAAAGAACAATGACAACAGAGCCGCAACAATCTGGAAAATTTCATTTTAAAAAAAAAAAGAACTATAACGTAGTTGTATTTAATACAGACTGTATTTCATTTTATCAGGCAAATGTAAAAATACTTGATATTCAGTATGAATACGAAGCGGAACATGAAGAAGATGAGGAAGAAGATGAAGAAGAAGAGAAAAAAGAAGATGACCAAGAAGAAGACCAAGAAGAAGACCAAGAAGAAGACGAAGAAGAAGACGAAGAAGAAGACGAAGAAGAAGACGAAGAAGAA